TACTATATTATATTAACAAAAAAACAAAATAAAATATATTTTAGAAGTGCAATAAGTAATTCATATTCATATTGTTGTTATTATTTTTTTCTTGAATGCCGGGCGGATTACTAAACATCATTGCCTACGGAAACCAAAACACTATCCTCAACGGAAATCCGAAAAAGTCGTTCTTCAAGGCAACCTATAAAAAGTACACAAACTTCGGTCTTCAAAAATTTAGAATTGACTTTGACGGGCAGCGCAAGCTTCGCATGTCCGAAGAGTCCAAGTTCACGTTTTACATGCCTCGGTATGCCGAGCTCCTCATGGATACTTATATTTGCGTGACGCTCCCCACCATTTGGAGCCCTATATACCCGCCTAAAACTGAAAAAGATAAGTGGGCACCTTACGAATTCAAATGGATAAAACACCTGGGAACCCACATGATTAAAGACATTACCGTTTCGGTCGGCGGTCAAATTTTGCAAAAGTTCTCCGGCAGCTACTTGCTATCCATGATGCAGCGCGACTACCCCGTCGAAAAACGCGACTTGTACGACCAAATGACCGGCAACGTGCCCGAACTCAATGACCCGGGCTGTTGCGGTGCGCGCGTCAATCAGTATCCCAACGCGTACTACACCCCCAGTGCACGTGGCGCAGAACCCTCCATTCGCGGTCGAAAAATATACATTCCGATTAACACGTGGTTCACCACCAGCAGCCAAATGGCGTTTCCTTTGGTGTGTCTGCAATACAACACGCTGCAAATCGATGTCACACTTCGTCCCGTCAAAGAGCTGTACGTCATTCGCGATGTGACTGACCCCGACAACGAGTGGCCTTACGTGCAGTCCAACTACACACTGAACGAACACCAATTTTACCGGTTCCTGCAAACCCCGCCTGATGTTGAGTTGGGCCCGTCGTCTTACACGGACACGCGAACCGACTGGAACGCTGACGTGCACATGATTGCAACCTACGGGTTTTTATCCGCCGAAGAGACGGCGGCATTTGCCGCAAATGAACAAAAGTATTTGATAAAAGGCATATACGAGTGGGAATTCAAGGACGTGACGGGAAACACGCGCGTCAAACTGGAAAACACACTAGGCATGGTTTCCAGCTGGATGTTCTTTTTCCGTCGCAGCGACGCATTTTTGCGCAACGAATGGAACAACTACACCAACTGGCCGTACGACTACTTGCCGCACGACATTGAACCGGCCGAGTACGGCTACACCGCCGACCGCCAAGCCACAGAGGGATGGAAGCCGTTACAAGTGGCGAATACAGGCGAGCCGCTAATGTCGCGAACACCGTATACGTTGGGTCCAGGGCGAAACCCGTGCATGGACGAAGCCGGTCGACTTGAGTCGCACACAAACAGCAATCGTCGTACGGGATATTATACGACGGGACTGTTTGAGCCCGAGAACCAAAAAGAGATTCTAAACACAATGGGGATTATCTTCAATGGAAAATATCGAGAGAATATTTTCGATGCGGGCATTTACAATTATGTGGAAAAGTATGTTCGCACCAACGGGAATCCGCCTCCGGGATTGTACTGTTACAATTTTTGCTTGAACACAGACCCCAACGAGTTGCAGCCTTCAGGCGCCGTAAATATGAGCAAGTTCACACAAGTTGAACTGGAGCTGTCCACCATATACCCGTCACTCGACCCGAATGCGTCGTTTCACATGATTTGTGACCCTACAACGGGGCTTCCAATCGGTGTGAACAAAACCAACTGGCGTATTTACAACTACATGTTCGATTTGATTCTTATTGAGGAGCGGTACAATGTGCTGACATTCGTGTCAGGAAATTGCGGCCTCATGTATGCCCGGTAATGTGTATTTTCAGTCGAATTCTTATTTCAGGAACCGGGTCACTAACCTTGTCGGGACGGTCGAACAGTATGTTATTCTCCACGTAACTTTTGTTGGGGTCCAACAAATTGTTGTCAAATACATGGTAGTAAGCGTTTTCATCATTGTCATATCTAATAAAGGAGGGTGACATCGTGCTATATGTGTGTAAGTGCGTAGGATACAGTTTATGAAAAATAGTTGAAATGACGGTTGATAACGGTTCATGGATGTTTTGTATAACTACATCATAACATGAATGGGTTGGATAGTCCAAGTAAAATGTTACTTTTTTTCGCATGGTAATTTGTTATTGGTTTCGGTTTCATATTAAATAAATATAAAATTTAAGTCATTTGAATTTTTGAAATTTATATTATTATATTATTAGCGGCGTACTCGGCACGTGAACCGGGGCGGAGTTAGTCCCTTTCTTCCATACACGCTGCGTTTGCATATGGCAATTGAATCTTCGTACGAATGTAAGTCTCTCGAATTACTTGTGGCATTTCCTTTATACAACGCGTTTACGCATTTACACATTTTATCGTGCAAAATGTGTTTTGTTTGTGCGCGAAGCATTACCAACGGTGCTCCGCGAATTACCGTTTTTTTATAAAAACGAAGTATACGTTCACATTTACGACGCGTCAATTGTTGCGGCATACTATTACCATTCCTAAATTTAAATTATATAAAAACTTATTTTGATAATTGACAGTTTTTAATCTTTAATAATATAACAAGGTTTTTAACAAACAAATGAATTACCCGGTTTCTGGGCGCCAGCCGGACATTTCGCGTATTGCGGTGTTCGATATGGACGAAACCCTGGGTTCATTTGCACGCTTAAGTAAATTTATTTATACATTGACTCGAGTTCTGAAACGTGTGTATCCGAATCCCGATAAAATCATTCAAGACAACTTCAATGCGATTATGGACCTTTACCCTGAAGTGCTGCGACCAAAAATAATGGAGGTTATGCGCTTTCTGGTGGAAATGAAACGCTTGCACAAGTGCAAACACGTGATGATATACACGAACAACACTGGGCCGCGCGAATGGATTGACGGAATCAAAAACTATTTTAACTACAAGAGCGGCTTTCCGCTGTTTGACCGGGTTATCGGCGCGTTCAAGCGCCCCAACGGTGAAGTGGTAGAAGTTAAACGCACCAGCCATAACAAAACGTACAACGACTTTGTACGATGCAGTAACTTGGAGGGCGAATTTGAGGTGTTTTTTGTAGACGACCGCGCCCATCCCGGTATGCACACTAAAAATGTGTACGTTATTGAAGTAAAACCATATGAACGCCAAATACCGCAGTCTGTTTTTATAAAACGGTTCATGTCCAGCCAACTGTTTAAGGCGTTGGGGATTCCTAAAGCAGCGGCTGCTAAATTGGAAGCGGTCGCTGAAGCGGACGATGCTGCTGAAAAACATATGGTTCCGTATACGGACGACGAACGCGAGGTTGATATCGTGGTGGGTGAAACCATACTCGAAAAAATACGCTGGTTTTTCAATCCGCATCCGCATCTAGAACAAGTTTCACTACACCCAAATTATTCAAAAAAAAGTTTACGCCGTGGAGGACCGAAGTCAGCCAAACGCACAAAACGACGAAATCACTAGCGCATTTATACTTTAAACGATATTGAATTCAACGATTCTAGGTTGAACACACTGTTTTTAAGTGGTTTTTTTATTTCACGTATTACGTGAGTGTATACGATTGACGTAAACGATGTGGTCAGCAGTAAAAAGATGGCAGATGAAAATACCACGTCCGCGTCAAAGTCGTTGAATTCCGCGCCTTTCGACCGCGTGAACGGGTTAAACCGGATGATTAAAAAGAAGCACACGTAGTACTTTAAACTGTTTTGAAGCACCGTTAAATATTCGGGGATTTTGTCCGAGAGATTTAAATTCGGAAGTCCGCCTAAAATGGCAAGAAGAAGAAGGCCGTACATCACGTACGACCCGTACAATATAACATAGTATATGGTCTTGTACCAGTCCATGTCGGATAATAGATAGTAGTAGAATGTAGAATATATACTATGTTATTTATTTATTTTTATTTTATTAACGTTACTTTGTTACATTTTACTTTCATTTGTAACTGGAGTTACGCCGATAAACCGTTTCAAAATGGGAGTCCATTCTTTTTTGAGCTCACCTTGTGGCAGTCTAGAGTAACCGCTCAATTCATAAGTACCGTCTTCGGTAGTTTCAAGGGTAATACTGGACATCATAGAGTCAATCGCTTGGTAGTTAGCAAGTATGATGTTGCATATATTGGTTTCAATGAACGTATCGCATTCAATTTCTGGAACGGTGGTTATAAAAAAGCCGTCCACACTGTCAAGAAACTCTTGTGTCTGTAAAAACTGGTCGTAAACGGATGCGCCGCCAAATACCCAAAGCACGTCCAAATTCAAGTTGTCACGTGCTTTGTTTATAGCATCGCGTATGCTCGGTGCAGTATGCAAGTGCAGGTCACTATATTCGGACACGGCAACAGCGTTGGACTTGGATATCACAATGGTTTCTCGATTGGGCAAAACGCGTCCAATGGATTCAAACGTTTTTCGACCCATTAAAAGTCCATTTTTTAAACCAGGTGCGGTAGTTACTTCTCGCATGAACTTCATATCGTTTTTACACACCCATGGAATTTTACCGTTTTTGGAAATGCCCTGTAAATGTGAATACGCAACGATAACCCAAATTTGCATTCAAAGTTAACTTATGTAATTAAATAATATAATATAGATGACAATGCAGTCTTTAGGTTATTCACCGATAAAATAATATCATGCATGGTATTCTTCCAGTTCACGCATTTTTACGTGACGCGTGTGAGAAGCTATGCGATGGTCAGAAATGTACTGGTACAACAAAAGCGCGGCGGATAACCCAAGAAATACAAGCGATATCCCGATAATGGTATCAAATGGTTCTTTGAAACACACAAACGAATATGTCAGCTGAATCACGCGTCGCAGAAGGTCCAGTCCGCTCAGCAAGATGTTTGCAGGAATAGCGCCTTCCTTGCTGCTATTAAGAATGTATATTTTATTAAACATGTAGAGTTGGAGGCCGAACGCGATAAAGAAGTACATGGTGAGAGTGCTAGCGTTTATCGGCGGCGTGTTGTTTACAGTGTAGACAACTGCAAACGGTACTGCAATCACAAAATAGGTGCACTGGAAAATGATTTGAAAATCAATTGTTTGCATTTGGGTGCCGTAGAGTGCCATCGAGTACTCAATAAGGTTATTGTACGTGGAATTCAAAAAACAAGACACCATTACGATAAATGCATTTTGAATCACGTTTTGACTACTTTTACCGTTGCTGTCGCTCTCGCTATACTTTGAAATGTACTGTGCGGTTGAAATGATTTGCGCAATCACCAGAGAAACGCAACTGGCAACATAAATTCGCGTTACTGGTTTTTTAAGCAAATATTTGAACCACGGAATATTGAAAATAATGAAACCGGACCGCAGAATCGTGTAGTAACTCAGTGTAATCGTGTTCAAAGCAAAAAATACGGTAACGGTTTCAATTGTGTAAAGTATGCCGGTACCCACAGGGTACAGCAATAAATGGCGATTCTCTCGAGATGCGTACGACTTGATTTTAGTCCATGAAAATTTATGGATAAAAAAACAGCTATAAAACGGCGTGAAAACCACGCTTAGTAGCACATTGAACCACTCGTTTTTATAATCGTACTCCATGTTTATATATTTCATACAAATTAAATATTCAGTTAAGGTTGCTACAAATAACAAAGAATTTAAAACCAATAACCAAGCCATGAATGAATTATATTTTATGCATTATTGTTGGGTTGTTGTATTTTTTTGTATCTATACCATTTATATATTTACAATTTTACATATATATACACTTACATCCATTCTTTACATCTGCATCAACATATCGTTTGCAGTCGGTATACGGTCGCCTTTCATAATCTTGGTCACTTCTTGTGTTAGATAGTTGATTGTTATATTTTTGCTAGAAAGCTCCAGTTCCATTTTTCCAATCATAATTTTTTGAGCATGGACGATTTCACGAAGCGACTGGTTTTCTGTGAACAAGTTGGACTTGTTCGCATTCAGGTCATGAATCCATTTTTCATGCGTTTTGCTTTTACAATGAGCACTAAATAGTGCTGCTGACGTGTACACTTTGTCTTTTCGAGTTCCGCACGGGCACCGCAGTCCGTTCGGTAGCGTATTTGACTTGAACGATGGTGTTTTATCAATGTACTTGCCATTGTCATCCATATTCGGCGAATAGACATCGGGTTCAGTTACAAGTGCCATTCTCTCGATTTTTGTAGAATAATTGTTCCTTTGTTATTCTATTATAGGTCGGTACCATTCATTCAATTTATTTTTATATTATTTAATCTTTGTATATTACACAAAGTAATATATAAAGTAACAAGCAACAAATGACGTTGACCGCAGGTAACGATAACGATGACATTATAGAAAAATTTCCCAACTGCGCACCATTGTACAAGCTTTGGTTACTGAAATTTTTAAAGTATCACGAGTCAAATAAGCCAAATTTCAGAACATCTAAAGGCGTACAAATATTTGATTTCATACATTCAGAACTAGATAAGTGTGCTGCGGTTGCGGTTGATGCTTCAAATGTAGATAGTATTTATTCGCAATGCGCACTGTTCAGCCAGGAAACAAAAATGTCAGATAACGTTGATTTTTTCACTGCCATAAAAAAACGAATGGTAGCTAACAATATTTTTGTAGAA